CAGCATCACGAGCAGCATCCCAAGCAGCATCAGAAGCTGCTTTTAGTTCTTCTAGTTTAGTCATTAGGTTGTTTCCTTTGTTTTCTTCAGTTCAGCTTCATACGCAATCCAAGCATCATAAGCAGCAGCATCAGCAGCCTCCCAAGCAGCAGCCCAAGAAGCATCACGAGCAGCATCCCAAGCAGCAGCATCACAAGCAGCAGCATCACGAGCAGCATCCCAAGCAGCATCAGAAGCTGCTTTTAGTTCTTCTAGTTTAGTCATTAGGTTGTTTCCTTTGTTTTCTTCAGTTCAGCTTCATACGCAATCCAAGCATCATAAGCAGCATCAGCAGCCTCCCAATCAACATCAGCAGCATCATCAGCCGCAACACGAGCAGCAGCAAGAGCAGCAACACGAGCAGCAGCCCAAGTGCGCCCGCCAGCATCAGCAGCACCCCAAACATCATAAGCATCACGAGCAGCATCAAGAGCATTATCAGAAGCTGCTTTTAGTTCTTCTAGTTTAGTCATTTTGTTTCCTTTGTTTTCTTCAGTTCAGCATCATAAGCCTCGTAAGCAGCAGCAAAAGCATCAGCAGCAGCAGCGGCACCGCCCCACTCAGCATCATAAGCAGCATCACGAGCGGCCTTGAGTTCTTCTAGCTTAGTCATTGGTTCATCCCTGACTAGGGCTAGGATAGCGTCGGCTGTAGCCGAAAAACCATAGCCTTCATAAGCTATCAAAAGGCCCTTAATCTTATCTCGCATGTTAGTCATTGGTTTGTTCCCCTTCTTCGATATTTATAAACTTAATCCAGATATTGCCATCTGCGAAGTCTTCCACGACTTCCCAATCAGAGTCGCCCTCTTCGATTATAGTGTCGAGCCAGTTAAAAAAGTCTTCACGGTTCATAGCGGTTCCTTTGGTTTAGTTAGGTGGTTTGGTGTTGTTATTGACCTAAGATGGTTTCATCTTCCATCATAACTTTTTTCATTTCAAGAATGTCTGCTTTCTCTTTCTCAGGTGTTTTACCCAAGACAGCAAGAACAATCCACATGAGTAGAGGCGAGACGAGGAGCCCCCCCGCAGTGTAACCCCAAGCATTACGCCCACGTTTTTCAGCCATTTTGTAAGTGATTACAGCGAAGGCAGCGATAAAGATAAGTACAAGAATAAGTTCCATAGTATGTCCTTTCAAGACGTGTGTTTGTTTACTTATAAAAGATGTGGGATCCGACTTTAGCTACTGGTGTGTAGCTGGAGACCCAGTAAGGGTTAACATAGTCAGCGTGGTACATAGTGGCACCAGAACTAGGCAAGTCGATGTCCCCATTAAGGTAGGCATCAACCAAGGCAGTGGTGTCCTCCCAAGCCAGCTTGTCAAGGTAAGACATGCGGGTCGGATCGTCATGGACACCGTCGTGTGTCCAAGAGAATTGCTTCTTATCCCAAACAACTTCACATACTGTGTCTGGGTAGCTTCGTGATTCTACACGGTTCATTGTTACTTCGATTACTGCCAGTTGACCCATGACGGGTTCTGTGCGAGCCTCAAAGAATACGTTTAGTGCTAGGCACATTGCGGTTGTCATAATCATAGTTATTCTCCTAGTTTAGTAAATAACATTCATCTCTACAGCTGACTGGTAGTCTTGGGAAGCTGCAGCTATTAGCGCTGCCACAATTTCGGGGAATTCCAGAGGGTCCATATCATGTTTTTTAAGGGCGTGAAGAGCGCCTTCTAAGTACACTTCTGCTGTAGCAGTAGCTTGGTTCATTGCTTGAGTTGCTGTCATAGCCATAGTTATTTTCCTCTAAGTAGTTTTACATTTTCAAGCTTACGTGCTTCTTCTCGGTAACGATAGCAGGAGTCATAAGCATCAGACTCGTGTGCCTTTATCTTAAGTCTTTGAATTTCTCTTGCGAGGTCTTCGTTAGTGTAGTCCCTATAAGCATCAAGTAATGCCAAGCGACCTTCTTGTAAGATTTGTTCAGCTAACGTCATTGGGATACTCCATGTCTCTTTTCAATGTAGGCTATGATTTGTTTAACTGTCTGACCTTTGAAGGGTTTTACAACAGCCGCTCCGTTGCGGTCTTTCATACGAATCTCTACGACTTCACAGTCTTTTAAAGAGATGTCGCCTTCCTCATCTTCCCACGCTGTGATAGCGTAGACTGGCTTTTGGCACCACATCACAAGACGGTCAAACAAGATGGACTGTCCTTTTGTGATCTGTTTACCGTGGCGTTTAACTTCGATAAGGACAAGAGCCTTACCTTTTACATCGTAAGCCGCGTCAATGTCTGTGAACCCACCAACAGAAGAAGCACCTTGAAAGAAGATAGCCCTGTTGAAGTGAGTGCGGTTGCGGATTACTTGATCGTTAGTTGATTTAGTCACGTAGGTCATTTAGACTCTCCTTGTTTTTTGTTTTCGGGGATAAACCAAGCAATAGCTGCGATATAATCGATTAAGAAAATACCAACAATTATTAAGGTTCCTAGCGTGTGATCACTAGCAAGCATTCCGAAAGAAACGGGGATTGCGATAAGTGGCAGGGGTTGGGCGAAGATTGTTGTTCTCAGCAGTTGAAACAAAAGACCTGCAAGGAACATTCTCAGTGTAAACCCTATAAGAACAGTCAGGGGTGGTACGAGAAAGAAGTCTAGGATTGGGGTAGAGGACATTTGATGTTCCTTCCAAAGTTGGGTGTTAGTTTTTGCTCCAGAGTACAAGTACTACGACAAGCATGATGATCGGGTAGAAAAGTAAAGCTTCCATTAGATTCTCCTTTTATGATGTAGCAAAGCCCGTACAATTCATACGGGGTGGACAGTAGATACTTCAACAAAGCAGGATGCTGTGTTTTCAAAGTAAGCGCGGGGGAGTACCCACTCGGCAAAAGTGCCGTGGATAGCGTCGCCTTCACATACACCACGGTATGCGTTGAAGTGAGCTGGAAGTTCATCCATCTCGATTTCTACTACAGCACCCTTGGAGTACTTGGCAGCGTTGTCGTAAGAGTCAGTCCAGTGGGTTAAGTCGCGGGTCTGCTTGTCAAGGGCCAATTCGTTTGCTTCACGGATCGTAGTGCCACGGTAGAATTTGATCATTGTGTATTCCTTTATATTTCTATACATTTAACGATTACTTTGTTGCCAGTTTCATGACGCAATTCAGAGGCAGTACAGTCAGCATCCGCTGGGCAGGTATCATCAGATGCCACGTAGGGGCCGTCTTCAGGGTCGATCACGATGATTACATAGAGTTTCATAGTATGTCCTTTCAGAGACAGTTGGGTTATTTGATGTTTCTTCATTATAGAGGGGTAGATTTCCCCACTTTTTTGGCCCTTTTTACACTTAAAATACTTCTGGTTTTGATAAAAAAGGCCACCCCCGAAGGGATGACCATAGTTTATATTTTAGTTTATTAGAGGCTAGCGACGACCCCGTTCCTTGTTAGTGGCATTAACACCGCCAGTAATCTGTGGCATCATCTTGACAATCTCTTTACGAGTTTGACGAGATACATCCCCAGAAACATTGATGTTGTACACTTGCTGTTGCTGTTGTGAGTTGTTGTTGCCCATACGAGATACATCGTTCTTTGACAAAACAACTTCACCTGGCATAAGCATAGCAGGGACAGAGTCCTTACCAGCCTGTGATGTCGAAGTGCTTGGCACGATACCACCTTGGGAGAACCCAAAGATAGAACCAATGCCACCGAGGAGTGATGAGAAGAAGCCACCCTCGCCACCGATACCTGAAAGCATACCGCTAATTGACTCAAACATACCTGAGAAGATACCGCCCAGAGAGTCTAACAACCCGCCGCCACTAGCACCACTAGCGCCGTCAACTCCGGATTTAATGCCTTTCTGAACAGTGGCACCAACCTTGTCACCAAAGCCTAACATACCTTGGAAGATCCCTGCGAGGGACTCTCCAAGACCACCTTCTCCACCAAACAAAGCGTCTGTGAAGCTCTGTGTGAAGCTATTGATAATGTTGGAAGTGAAGCTATCAGCTAGTGCTGTAAAGAACTCCTTGGTGTCACCTGACATGAGGAGTTGGGATAGAGCACCTTGGAAGTCAGCTTGGAAGCTATCACTGTATTGTTCAGCAAGAGCTTTAGCATCGGCGGCTGCGCTTGATGTAGTAACAAGATTAGAAACTTCTTCTTCAGAGCCTTCTGTCAGTATTGTGTTTTGCTCTGCGGTTAAATTTAGAAGCTCCTGAATGAGACCGTTGAGTTCAGCGACTGCTGCGTCATCTCCGCGACGTATCGCTTCGTTGCGCTGACGAACAAGACGACCACCTGTTTGAGAAACATAACCCCCAGCACTAAACTGAGGTAGCATTCCTTTGTTGAGCAGGTCTAGCTTGTCCTTACCAAGGGCTTGAACAGCAGACGCCTTAATGACGTACTCACCGTTAGACAACATCGCAGGGATGCTGTCAGAGGTGCCTGTACCAGCGCCACGAACAGAACCCCCAGTTGCGTATCCACTGGGTGTCAGTGCAGACTCTGGGGCGCGCGTTACTAACTGTGCAAGGGCAGGGTTGTCTGCCAGTAGCGATAAAGCTTCGTCTATAACTTCCGCAGCTTTCTCCGCGTTAGTCGAGAACCCAAACAGACCAGTCCCCATTTGAATCAGGGATGTTTCGGAACCTAAAACATTTTCTTTAAGCTTGTTTAGGGCCTCTGGGCCAAGGGTTGCAAGAGTTTCGGCGTCAGCGATGCCGTTCGCTATCTGAGCCGAAGCCGACTCACCAGAACTACCAGCAACATCTCTGGCGATGCCCACTTGCTGTTCTTCTGAGGTTTCACCAGAGAAGACTCTCTTGACACGATTGACAACCTTGTTAGTAGCGCTAGTTAGAAGATCAGACAAGATGTCTGCCGCGATTGCGACTGCCGCGACTATACCTACTTGTATTGCTAAACCAATCATCGCGCCTAGCGCAGAGCTGGCGGCAACTAAGGCTGGTGCCGTTCTTGCAGCAACTAGTGCTGATCTTAACGCAGCTGCTAAAGCGGCAGCGCCAGTTGCTGAGAACATGTATGCCACCATCTTGAGACCTAGCCCAAGTAAGAGTTTAGTTAGCTTTGGTGCCATAACAAAGGCTCCAAGGGCAATGAGTAGTGCCTGCCCAAGTTTTGTTCCGAAATCACTCTCGAAACCCTCCCCAAACAAGCCAATTAAAAACTCGTCTGCAAGGTTCTCTGTTAGGGTGAGAATCCCTGCGAGGATGTCAGCAACAACATCGCCGTCTTCGGCAAAGGCATCTGCTATAAGTTTACCAAAACCTCTGGCAACGTCACCTGCGGCTGTCTGGAACTCGGCATTATCCTTAAGACTTCCAATAGCAAAAAGAAAGGCTCCTATGAGGCCCCCTCTGATTGCAAACCCTCGTAAAGGTTTGTTAAGCGCTGCAGCTAAAGCAGTTGTGATTACAGCCGCAAGTTGGTCGGAGTTGCTATTGAAGTAGCCTTTGATTTCCGCTTTACTTTCATTCAAAGATTTAACCAAAGAACCAATAGCGATCACAAGGGGGGTTCCCTTGATCAGACCAACTGTTTTATTCCAAGCACTCTTAACAAGTTCTACGGCCTTGTCAAAGCTTCTTTCGAGTTCAAGAGACAAGGGTAAGTCTTTTCCTGTCTTCAAGTAAACATAGTCAGCAAACGCATCCCAGCCACGGGACATAGTATCCATAGTGGCTTTCCAAGCAGTAGATAGCCCGCGAGTAATGTTTGTCTTAAGCCCACCTGTTTCTTCGATACCTGTGATCATCTGTTGCCAGCGATCAGCAACCTCAAAGTGAAGACCTTCAAACACGCCGATAAGGGCGGTAGCCCAGCTGCGGATATACCCTGTTGCAGTGTCTAAGTGAACACCCCACGCGTCGGTGTTGCCAATAGCAGCCTTACCACCTTCTTCGTGGTTACGGTCAAATATGCCTGTCCAGAGAGACTTACCAACAATCCGTTCCCAAATCTCGTAGAAGATACCAACCACGTTATCGCGGAACTGGCGGAGGCGGGCAAGAGCAGTACTAAGCCCTGTAAACACACGGGTAGATAAGTCTACCTGTGTTATAGCCTCGTCCATTCCGATGTAGCCCGCTTCTCGCCGCCACATGTTTTTAACAACGTCTTTGATTTCTCCGACTTTAGTTACAACAGTGTTGTACGCCTCAGTAAGGGCCGCTGAAACGTTGTCTACTAAAGCTTTTGTGTCCAAGTCTTCGGTAAACAACTTACCAAGGAACTCCCCAACATCTTGGGCAAAGAACTTTATTTCAAACTTTAGGAGTGTGAAGTTTGCCCTTGCAAGCAAAGCCCAACGACCAATGTTTTCACCAAGGTATTTAACCGCCGTAGTGGCCAGCAGAATACCGTCTTTGATGTCCGCAGACACCCCGATGGCCTTGTCCATCTCAGCGATGGCTCGTGTGAACTGATCTTTAAATACAGTACCAAGACCAGCAACGGTTGAGTTCATAGTCAAGAACTCTGTTTCCATCTTAGTTGCGCCATCAGTGATAGCGTCGAATACTGCTTCTGCTGTTAACAAACCGTCTTGTGCTGCCTTGCGAAGTTCCCCAAAAGGAATCCCCATACCTTCAGCAATTGCTTGTGCTAAACGAGGCATACCTTCGAGTACGGAATTCAATTCCTCGCCACGAAGTTGACCAGAGGACAAGCCCTGTCCAAGCTGAACAATAGCCGCCTTGGCTGTTTCAGCAGAAGAACCTGAAAGGATTGCCGCTTGTTGAACTGCTTCTGTAACAACAAGGAGTTGTGAGGCAGACTTGCCAGAGTCTTTTAGTGCTAAACCGAATCGGCTGAAGGTCTCGGCAGCAGCATCTACGCCACCACGGGAACGTTCCGCAATGTCAAAAAGCTCCTTCATAACCACTTTAGTTTTACCGAGGTCTTGTGTGACCAGGTTAACGCGGTTGCTGAGGTTTGTCATTTTGTCAGAGGCTCTTGTGATACCCTTTGTCAGGGCTCCGCCTGTGAATATCGCAGTAATACCAACAGCCATCTTCTGGAAGCCACGGGTTAGCTTTTGTGTTCTTACGTCTAAGTTGTTTAGGGAGCGTTCCAGCTTCCCTAGTTCGTTTGTGGCCTGTCGAGCATTTGCTCTGACCTTAATTTCTACTCCACTCATAGCGGTATCTCCTTAAATAAAAAAAAAAGCCCCCGATAGTATCCCGTATATTGGGAAGCCATCAGGGGCAATTTTTCTATTAGGCTGGGGTAATTACGCCAATAGTCGTTAGTACTTGTTCAATAAAGTAACGAGGTGCCTGTTGGCTATGCCCGTTGTTTAGTGCAGATATGTGTTCAACCTCGTTGATGATAGCACCACCAACAAAGCCTTTAAACCTGTTTTTCTCAATTTCGTATAGCCAACCGAGGCGGGCCTCTCCTGTATCAACAGGGGTGACAACCTTCAGTTGGTTGGTTCCGTACTTTATTAAGGACTCTATGTCCTTGTTTGCAAGTTCTTCGAATTCACGCTCAATGCGATCCATCTCTCGTCGGAAGTTAACTACCTCCAAAGATACTATACTATTTTTCATTACTTATCCATCCAAGGTGGTGTCCAACCAGAATTGTCACCGTCCTTGGCTTTTAGCATCATGGACAAGAACTGCCCCTTGGGGAGCGCGGTTTCTGGAACTGGAGTGTTTTCTTTCATAAGCCTCAACGAGGCAAATATGTCGTGTGGTTTTCCCTTGTAACCCTGCGCTTGCAGTAACAAGAAAACCCTTTGATCTTCTCTCCAGCCGATTGGCCGCTTCCTAAAGTAATGTGCCCACTGTAGTAACTCACTGTAAGGCATCTCACCTTTTAGTTTGTAGACAGGGATGCGTAGCTCGTGGGCTATCTCAAATATAGTCTCTTCGGATTGTGTTAGTTTCCCTCACCACCGCCGAGACCAGAGACTCGCATAATTTCTTCGGATAGTGTGTTAAGTTCCGCCATTGGGAACCCTGAGAACTCTTCCTCAGTGAGCTCATCTGCGCCCACTACGGAGAGTTGAATAATATCACGGAGAAGTTTGACTTGGGAGGCTGCGCCTTCGGTCTTGTTAGACTCGGCAATCATACCTTGCATGTCTAGAATTTGACCAACTGTCAACTTCTTTACTTCTACTTCGTCGCCCATGAAAGGGACTTTTTCTGTTAGTGCTTTGCCAACGAGATGTTTCATTGCTTATCTTCCTTACTTTGATTAATCTAATTTATCTTTTTCTGAGAACAATTCTTGATTGTTAGCTTGAAAATCGTCTAGCATCTTACGGACAGTGTGGAGAACGGAAAGTGTTTCCATAATCTCACGGCCTACTGCTGAGTCATTGTCAAAGTCTTGGAATCGTTCAAATGATTTTCGAATACTAATATCTACACTTCTACGCATATGGCGGAAGGTAGTACGCATAACGAAAGCCTTACTAAAAGGTTTATCCATTATAGTTCTCCGGGATAGGTCAGGGAGACCCCCGAAAGGGACTCCCTTGGTTAGTTTAGGCCGCAGCTACAGTTGCTGGTCCGAAGAAGTCGGACTGAGCAGACAAAGTAACAGTTGCAGTAGTTGCATCTGTCAAAGCTGGGTTCACGAGGATAGCTTCAACCTTACCCAAGAAGTAGAACTCTGTGTTCTCTGGGACGATTGTTGCAGCTGCACCTTCAGCTTCAGTAACTGCGGAAGCAGCCATCATGAAGCGGAATACAGCGTTAGTGCCGATGAGTGCGTGAATTGCAGCCATGTCTTCAGCAACGTAGTTGACTGTAACTTCAAGGCTTGGGGCGTCAGATTGACCCTGAACCTGTGAAGAAGTGTTTTGACCATAAACAGGAACGTTTACGATGTTTGCAGGTGTACCCACGGATGGGAATTCACGTACAGAAGGCATACGGACGTGTTCAGCGTCAGGTGTACCGGGGCTCGAGCCTACGAACAGTGCAGCGCACTCTGCGGCTGTGTCTGTTGCGGCTGGGATTGTGCCCGTGAAAAAGTCGAGGTAGGTAAAGATACCTGCGCCCAACGAGGAAATATGTGCCATTTTTTATTCTCCGTATTTGATAAATGGAATGATGTAAGATGCACTATAAAGTGCTTTGTTTTGGGGGTCTAACCCCTCTACGTTTAGGTAAGAAGACCCAAGCTTTGTACCGTTAGTTAGTGTCTTGTGTTCTAGGAGGATGTCAATGAGATTGGCAATAGCCATAACTCGTCCTTGACCTTCACCTGCCTTTGTAAACACCTTGACAGCTACTAACCCTTCATACTTTTTCTGAACGCCGTAAGCGGACAGGGATGAGTTTGAAGGCATGAATTTAATCACCACGTACTCACTATTACTACCAACAGCCCCTAGATAGTTATCTGGGCGGGTGTCGATATTATTAGCGGTCCATGTAGTAGAACCAAAAGCAGTTTCTATGTCTCTCAGGATTAAGTCATACATTATAACTGTTCCCTTGTTAGTGACAACGTAATCACAAAACCATCATCTGAATGGTCTGTGATGTTGTACACAGTACCCCCTGCTGTCAAAGTATCGTAACCATCAACAGACACGTTAGACTTCATTAGGGCAGTGCTACTAAAAGCACCGTCTGAAGGCTTAGTTGTTGATTGTATAAATACAGTGACGTTTGCAGAGGTAGTGGTCCCTACGGTCTCACCAGTGGTGAAGTCGTAAGAGCCTACTGTTTTGTTTGAGATAACACCAGAAACGGCCAAGTCACCGATTGCTGAAAACGCTTTGTCTACAGCAGCTGTGATTTTAGACCGAAGTGACATCAGTTAGCCCTCCACCAACCAGCACCCATCCCAGCCGAACCTTTACGAATAAGGGGGCGGAGGGATTTAAGGACGATGGATGGCTTCATTGGAAGGCGTGTTGTGTCGCCATTACTATCTGAGAGACTAATAGAACCCACCGAGATGGATTCAAAAGTTTGAGACTGTCCCGCAAGGACATCCTCGTTGTCTACCAGATGTAAAGCCTGTTCGTAAACAGCAGTTTTAACACGACTTGGTGTCTCGTCGTCTGCGATAGTTACTTGAAGACCTAAACGGTCATCGTTGTAAATAGCGTTCTTGCGAGGCCAAGCCAAAGCTTGAGAGGAACTAACAGCAGAACCAATCCAAGAGCTATCATCAATCAGCGCGGTGGCTGTGACAAGAGCTTGTTCTTTGATTTCGTTAGTAGCGGCAACCCAGTTGGCACTATCAATACGAGTCTCAAAGTATGTATCAGCGTCTGCTATCGAAACGTAGCTGTTTGTATTGAGTACAAGTGCCATTAGTTCACTCTCCTATTATCATTAAGCGTGGAAGATAGGCAGGATGCCCAAGTTCAATGCGTCCATTTTACGTGTGTACGAAGCGCCAGCGCCCATAGTTGCGTTAGTAGCGAATGCGTTAGATGCACCAGCCCAGTCGTAACCCATTGGGTGGTTGATGAAGCCCCAACGGTACCATACGTTTGTAGAACCACCACCGAGGTAGGACGCAGCAGCGCGGTCTACTTCAACTGGAGTTGGCATGTTGATTGCAGTTGCAGCAACAGAACCCGGCTTGACAATGAATGAGCACTTAGTAGAAACAGCGTTCAAATCGCCAGCTGTGAAGCCAGAAACCATCTGGTTTGCACGAGTCATAACCAAGCGGAACTTGCCACCGAAGATTGTTGAGAACTCAAGGTTGCCATCTGTAACTTGGGTTTCGTCAACCAAGTTGGCAGCACGCATTTCAGCCATCACTTCAGGGGAAGTAACCATGTACATGAAATCAGGCTCATGGTCTTTGAATGTAGCGCCAATAGATTTGAACAGACGCTCACCACGGGCAGCACCCATAGCGGACGAGTCGAACAACTTACGAGCATCGCCAGCACCAGTTGCAGCAGCACCGTGAAGGCCAGCAGCGTTGATGTCACAGAAGAATCCAGTTGCAGCTACGTCACAGTCAGTATCATAATCGATAACCCCACCGTTACCAGTACCAGCAAGGTCGCCAAGAGCAACTTCGCTCAATGCTACGCCTTTGAGGACTGACAACAGAGCATCGTGCTCGTCTTGTGCGCGGACTTCAGAGAAGTCACGAGCGATTTTAGCCAGACCGTCTTGCTTAGAGACAACTTCTTGCATGTTAACTTGCTCTGCACCGAAAGTACGAACAGTCTTAACGTAGTTAGCAACGTCAGTTGCGATGTCAGTGTAAGTACCGTCAGTTGCGGAAGACAAAGAAGCAACGTTTACGTTTGCGGAGAGGGGCTTGTACCAGCGGAACTGGCCTACGAAAGATTCGCCGGATGCGTCGATGCGCTGGTCGGAAGCAACGATGCCTGTGCCGTTAAGCTTCTTAGCAGTCGAGTAAGCTTCGTCGGAGTAAGCGGAGATTGCCAGAGCAATGTTCTGGAAGTCTGTGTTTGTAATAGCCATTGTGTAATTCCTTTAGAATTTTATAGTATAAGTTAGTTATAGGTTGAAGTTACCTAGTTTGCCCTTAGAGGCAAGAGCTAGAATTTCTTGAGTTGACATTTCACTGATAGACTTTGAAACATCAGTCGAAGGCGCTCCAGCTGGATTGCCTGTACCTGCTCCGGAGTTAGACTTAACACGGAACAGGAATGAGTTATCTTCGGACTTAGCATAAGCTTCAACGTAGTCACGAATATTTGAACCTGTGGAGTGCAACCATGCACCCTCTTCGTTTTGAACCAATTGGTCAACGATTTCTCTGCGAGCCATGTCGCGAGACTTTTCGCTGCGGAATTCCATGCCAGCAAGTGCATCATTCAATACACCGTCGCGCTTAAGCTTAGTTGTCTCAGTTGCGTAGACGTCTAGTTTAGCACGGGCTTCGGCAAGTTCCATTTCAAGAGCTTCTTGGACTTTGCCCTCTTCTTTCATGCGAGCAATAGTTGCTTCCTTTGCGGAGGCTTCCATTTCTGCTTTAAGTTTGAGAGCTTCGTCACGCTCACTGACCATACGGTCCATGTTAGCTTTCATCTTAGCTAAACGTTCTTCAACGATTGCTTCGACGCCATCTACAGGAGCTTCTGGAGCAGCTGGTGTTTCTAGTGTTTCTTCTTCAACAACAGGTTCTACTGGTGTTTCTACTTCTTCGATAATGTTATCGCTCATGTTATTTCCTCTCTAGCACAGCTAGGGTTATATGTTGGGTTAAGAGTCACAGACTCATTAGTTGTTAGTAGTGCAGTACGTGGCTATTACAAATATTCACGGACCAATCCCGTACCAGTCATTACCGGGACGGATACTTTCAAGCAATTCTTTTGGAGTAATCTTATTTGGAGGGTCAATTAAACCATCGTCTTTTGCTCGTTGTAGATACCTATTATATGTCGCCCTTGACATACCAGACTTTCGCATTGCTTTGAGAGTCTTATGAATGGTGCCTTCTTTTAGCGCATCTGCGTAGATTTGCCGAAGAGCCCATTTAGCGGGAACCGCTTCACCAAGGTTCGAGAAAAACGCATCATGGATAGTTCCAGTGTCTACGTTATTTTTCTTCCCCCAAAGGTGGAATTGACGGACAATCACAGCATCGTTACTGTGGTTTCCGTTAACACCAAGCCCAATCGCGGCGTCTTGAATGGACTGCGGGGAGGCTAGTTTGCCATCCGCACTTGGTGCTTCGTATAGGTTAAAGACTTTCTTACCTGTAACAGGGTCTGTAAAGTCTATTCTTACTTGTTCCTTAACACGATATCTTTGCATCATGGTTTTACCATCAAAAGTAACCCAAGGAATGTCAACTGATCCAGACTCTTTAACGAAGTCTTTAGCAATGTCTTTCCAGAAGTTAATAAACTTACCAGTAACGGGAACTTCTTTTTCTAACTGACGTGACATAATCCCTGAAATCTTCTCGAACAACCGAGTACCTACAAGGTCTCCTGTTTCATCGGTAAGCTTCATTAAGAATGTGTGCATGTCTTCAGAGTTCTTCATACCCTCCCTAAACTCTGACCTTGCGGTCTCATAGAGAGAGTCTGTGATAGATGTTCCTTCCTTGGAAGCAGCAACTACTTGTTTCTTTAAGTCGCGCAGTTCATCAATGCGAGACCAATTCTTTCTGTCCATTTCAAAGCTAATCTTAGCGTCAATGGCAGCTTTAAACTTATCAACTTCTTTTGTGGAGATAGCGATCTTACCCTTCTTGGCAAGAACCTTCGCGAACTGGTTGGCCACGTTAGCAGCCTTAGTCGCGTCCCCGGCTCCATAAAATGCTCGTTTTATTTTGTGTTCAACAAGGTAGTCAATCCTTGCCCGATAAATAAAAGGCTTCCCCTCGTTTTACCATACGTCCAACTGTTCTGTGGCTAATGCCCAGTTGTTCAGCGGCCTTACGAGAAGACTTGTATACAACACCCTCAATGCTTACTTGCTTTGACAGGTGGTGGTTATCATTCAATCGTTTAGAAAGGTTAGCACCAAAACCTTCAGGTTTAGGGCGTCCCTTGTGAAGCTTAGAAATGGCTTCTTTTTGCTCACTACTTAACTTTACACCTTGTCTAACCAAGCTTTGTGCTTTGTTTATAGATTTAGGTTTTATGTTATGTCTACCAGACATCATCGTAAAGGCAAAAGCCATAGATTTGTTTCTATGTATTTTCCACAATAAGTGATGTGCGGTATAGTGAGCCTTGAATGTTAAGTATACAAGGTTGTCTTCATCATCTGTGCCGCCCATAGATTTAGGAAGGATGTGGTGGCGTTCTGAGTAGTACTCAGGTTTGCTTTTCACACCGTGTTTCCTTATGAGTTCATCATAATGATTTTTGTAGTTCATTTATTTTCCTTTTATTTATCCGCTATATGTCGCCATATAGACCAGACTATATCTTAAACTCTTTCAGCTTCCCCATTAAAACAGCCCATTCAGGTTTGTCGTAATGTCGTTTCCACCACTTAAGGGGTTTAGCGGTTGCACCTCTTGGTGCTTCATAGTAGAGTTTCTCTGCTTTTCCATCTGACATTTAGATGTACTCCTTTCGGATAGTCGTTGAACGTTCCCCTTTCGGGGCTTCGCTGCTGATTGTCTCATTTCTGAGATGTTCCAGCAATTAACAGAGTTTATACATGGCAACATTTCACCATGTTTTGGTTTTTGGCAGCCTTCATAAGGTCTGTCCAGTCTAGGTCGAGTTCTGCAAGTTCAGGTATAGCTAAAAACTCAGGGTCGGCTACAGTCCGTTTAGCAATCTCATCGTAGAGTCTTTGCTTTTTAGAGGTCTGTAGCACGTTAGACAGTTCACCCGCAGCACGGTCTCCTGTTGATAAAGAAATAATCTGAGCTCCAGAGGAACTAGCATCATTCTCAATCATCATCTTGGTTTTGTACTGTGAAATAAGCTTAAGGTCTTCAGGTGTCCACTGAGTTTTATCAATGACCATACGACCACCCATGTGCTTATAAATACGTGTGTACTCAAGGGCAAGACGAGCAAGTTTACCAATCTCTTTATCCTCAGTAGCAGCTGCCAGTGGGTTAGATAGGAATTCCTTAATGCGTCGGTCAGGCTGTGTTTTACTTAACATGGCTTCACCCATAGCCAAGAGGTTTTCTTCTTGGTCTTTGAAAGCCTTTAAGCGACCCTTCAAGGTAAGTGTGTCAAGTGGACTACCCACCAGTGCCCCGATTTGTACCTGAAGTTCCTCAATAGCATCTGAGTTTATTCGCACAGCCCTAGAGGTGTTCAAGAACGGACGAACCGCTTCCCCTTTGGTGGGGGTTAGTAGTCCACGGTGATAAACACGACCACGAAAGTCAATAGAAGCATCAACAGAAAAAGCTTGGTTACGCTGGCGATAGAATTTGGCAGTAGCTAAAACACCACGACCGTCATTACCACGAGACATAAAGAGCTTCTTCCACTCGTTAACTGAGTCCCACTTCTTAGCTTCACCGCGTTTGTCATTAAAATAAATAACACGTTCAGCAAAGTCAAAGAAGTCGTTGTCAACCTCGTACTTAACAGAAGTTGCGTGATTTAACATACCAGATATATCGCGGTCAATCTGGTTGGCGTCATAGTCAGCATAGACCCTTTCGGAAACTACTGGCATCCTAGTCTTGCGACCACGAGCGTCATAGTATTCTTTACTGCCTGCACGAGCATAGACTTTATCACGGGGGTGATAGATGCCGAAGCGACGTGCGGTACGTGCCTTCTCTGCTGAAATCTGTAGCTGGCGCATTGGCCCGTTTACGATTGTCAGCTGGCGAGTAACGCTTACACCACGGAGAGCTTTGTCACTAACTGGTCGACCTGTGGCCAAATCAATAGGAGAGGAAGTTCCAATGTCACGGATAGTAGTTGTACGGATCATCCCCTGTTTTTCAAGAGAAGCAATAATACGACTACCATCTTTGTGGAAATCTTTTAAAGACTTTGAGCGAAGTGGGTTAAGACTACCCAGTTCATCATCAAACATCTTGCCAATCTTGATTGCAAGCATGTCATAGTCTGCGCCGTCAGCAGTTGCAATTGACTCCATTGCTTTGGCAGTTGCCTTGATAGTTTTGTCTTTAATATTCTCAATAGCCTTCCTGCGGTCTCGACTGTGTAGAAACTCTAAATCCAGAAGTTCTCGTGTCTTACCTCGTAAGTTTGATATCTGTGTAGTAATCCAGCTATCTGAGGGTGGAGTCTTTTCAAAGAACTTTTCAAGACGCTTCTTGGCCTTGTATCCGGGTATCTTTTCTAAAAGCTTCTTTACAATTTCCTTACGACTAGGGTACCTACTAATAATAGGTTGTGTGTAAGCTGCAATAGGGCCTCTGCCGTTGTAGTAAGCCTTTTTAGCTAGCTTTGAGCCATACTTACCGCGCCACGTTTCAATGTAGCGGTTGTCTGCAATTTGACCGTCTATCAGCTCTGAGATAGTGTATTTCTTGTTAAAGATAAAGACTTCAGGGTCGTTGGCTAGTTTTGCAGTTAAAGACCCAAATAACTTACCACGATCTGAACTACGGTTAAACATAAGGGTACCTAAGTCTTGTACTGCGTTAAGAGTGAACTTACGCATTACAGAGGTAGGTTTACCCCAAGCTTCACCTGTAGCGTTATACCTTGTAAAGGTTTGACGCAACACATCAGTGATTACAGATTGTTGGTTTATAGAGATGTCTTTCCCCAAGTCACCTACAAAGTCAGTTATAAACTTCTTCTGTGCGGGCTCTAGTGCATCACTTTCAATAACACGGGCCAGTCGCTCTTGTAGGACTTCTGGTTCTTGTGTTTGTAGGTGACGACCAGCACCGCTCGTATAGTCTGCCCCATCGGCATTCATAACAGAACCTTCACGGCTGTTCTTGAAAGACCTTCGGCTACCTTGCTTTTGTGACAAAGAGTTACCTTTGAAGTCAGTAAGAGCTAGTGCTTGAGCGTTTTCAGCTGCATCGTTCTTAAAGTGTTCACGAAGAGCAACACGATTAGCCTTAGAAGACATGAGTTCATCTGGCGTAGAGAAGCCAAGGTTTACATTACTCTCGTTCTGCGCAGTGGGCCGTGTTACAGTTTTATTTGCACGACGCATTAGACCAGCGATAGATAGGGCCTTGCCTACTGGTGAAACAAACTCCGAGGCCAGTAGCTTACCTTGTTGGAAAAGCTTAGCCTGACGTTCCCCCCCTAAGTTCTTAATCTGAACTGCGGTAGACTGGCGACGAAGCCAATCTGAGTAGGTCTTAATTTTTGAAGGTTCCCCTGTCAACTCTGTGGGGTTCATATTCTTAAGGTTTCTTGGTTTAATGTTCTTAGACTCAAGGGCCTCAAGATCAGCCTTATCCTTTACAACTGGCACCATTGTTGAACGACAGTTGAAGTGCAAAGGGGGCTGATAGCGAGTATCCCCCACCTTGTAAACTTGACCATTGTGGAAAGAGCAAATAGAGCTAGTGCGACCGTCCAAGATAGCAGTAAACATAAAGCCATTCAAGACTTCCTTGTTTGCTTCCATAAGATTGCCAAGAGCTTGTGTCTGCACACTTGTCATAGAGGTGCGGGTCAATGTCCTAGCTTGGTGTTCAGTTATCTTAGTTGTCTTCAATACATCTTTTATGATATCATTTTGGGTTAGCCCATTAGCTAAACCTGCTTTGACTTTAGTCTGAATTCTTACAAGCTCACCAGAAGCAATGTTGGACAAGTTATCTTTAACAGTTCTAACGCCCTTGATGCGCGGCCCTGTTATTTCTGATAGCAATTCTTTGGTTGTTGGCTTCTGTGTTCTGTAGAACTTCTTAATCTCGGAGTCAAGGTTGTTCTTATGAAAGGCAGTCTCAGCTGTAAACAACTCAGACAAGCTACTAGAAACAGATTTGTTCATTTCGTTACCGAAACGAGTAACCTCTGGCTTTACGCTAGACCTAATATCCTTCTTCAGGATCTCTGCTAGGTTCTTTCGGTGTTGTCTAATAATATTTCGTTGTGCGAGTTGCTGACCGTTTTCATAGAGACGAAGGTCTCCACTGTGGTCAATAATCCTATCGAAAATCTTTTCATTTATTCCAGTCATTCGTTTTACCTCGTTGGCGCGTACTCACCGTAGTATTTTACTTCGGCCTTTCTGCGTGCTTGGGTCGCGCCCTCAAGTGTGTCGAACATACCTAGCTGCTTTCGCTTGCCATTTATGTTTATTCGAGCTGTCCACTTTTGTTCACGACTACGGAATCCTACTCCCGTGACACCCGACTTATTGTTCGAAGGTGTCTTTCTATTCATATTATTTTGAGACGGAGTTACTAACCTCAGATTCTTAATGAGGTTGTTACATTTGTTTCCGTCTATATGGTCTATAATAAAACCTTCAGGAATGCTGCCGTTGTGCAGTTCCCATATGATTCTGTGTTCGGGGCTCTTTCTTCCTAAAAAATGAACTCTACGATAACCCCCACCTGTTGCACAGAAGTGGCCTACACGGTATCCTGCCTTAACTAGGTGGTTGTCTCTGTCATATTTAGCGAGAAGTTTTCCCTCTTCGTAAATGAAGTGTTTATTGTAATCCATTGTTTCCCCCTATATAGGGGTTTGGCCTCCCCCGAAGGGGAGACCTTTGTTTGATGGTTAATTAGAGAATTGAACTCTTTCTACTCGTGTCACGACGCCTGTGATGACTTTAAGTAGCTGCAAACCTGCTTTAACCTAATTATCTTCTACCTTGACTTTGTCGCCTTCTAGCTCAGTGTTAGAGACTAGGGGGTCAACTTGAATAGCTGCAACAGCTTCTTCATCGTCATAGTTAGCAGGTAGGAAGTCGTTGTACTTAGCAATAGTGATGAAAGTATCACGAGAAATAATGCCAGACTGGTACCATTCAGCAACAAGACGCATAGAACCTTCTCCACCCACAGTAGCTGCGAAGTCGGAGGACAACTGGAATTCAACATCATTGCCCGTAAGCTCTGTGTCATACTTCCAGTTAATCATAAAGGAAAGAATCTCTTGCATAGTACCAGAGATTTTAGCGTTCATTGTTCCTAGCTGTGCTGTCTGAGAAGCGTTACGAATCTCTAGAGCAACACCTGAAGCGGCTTGTTCTGGAGACAACATACGGATGCCCATCTTGGCCATCTCACCAACGGTGGCTTCAATAGCACGGTCCATGTCCCCTAAAGCACCTGTTGGTGTTTCGAGTACAGTGATGGACTCGTCCTTACGAACCCGCAACCAAGTACCAAGACCAGCACCAACGAGTTCTTCAAACTCTTCGTCAGTCATGTCAGACTGTACCACTGGTGTGTAGGTTGCCGCACCGTATAGTAGGTGGTTACGACGGGATACTTTGTTGTAGAGGGCTACTTCTCTGTCAATCAGAGGCATAAGTACTGGTTCAATAGGCTCAATCTGACCATTCAGAGGCCAAGCAGGAATACGGCTTAGACGCTGACCAAACTTCATTGGGTAGACTGTATCATACTTCTGGAAACCACCATCAGCAGAATCTTCGTACTCTTGAGTAATAACGCCGTTAAGTGCTTCTACTTCATGAGAGCCGTGAGCCTTCTTGTAGTAATCAAGAACCAACAAACCCTGTTCATCAAGGTAGTGGTCACAAACAGTATCTACATAGTTAGGGTGCCAAGGGTTCTCTGCCGTGTATTCTTCAGTAATATACCGAGTAGTCCAACGACTAAGAGTTTTAGCACGAGTAACTGGGTGTGTCTTTGTCTGAACGTTAATGACATTCTCAGCCTTAATCAAAACAGGATAAGGGGAGATCATATTACGTTCTTCAGGTGACATGTATTCTAGCTCTTCATCAGATATAGAAGGGCGGTCAATATAAACCCAAGCACGGGAGGTTTGTAGTTCTTCCCAGATGGCTGCGTCCAAGAAGTTGAACATAGAAGCACCATCTAGTGTAATGTCTTTTTCAAGCCAATCACGAACATCATCCCCAAGACCATCTGGTAAAGTCAGTGTGGAAGGTTTACGGAGCAAAGCACTAATCAACACACGAGCATACTGGGTTGTTAGACCGGGTAGTTCAGCTTCAGACTTGTAGAAGTCATACTGTGTTTGTGTCATGCTTGGGGAGAAAGGGAGAAGGAGATTAGAGTAATCACGCTCTACATACTCATCGTGGGCTTTGGCGTGAGCTTCACCTTGTAGTACCGCGCGGGCTTTCTTCCACAAGGGCTTCATAGACATGTAAGAAGCACTGGGGGTTTCTACTCCACGTTTCTGTGTATTAGCTGCTGTCTTTACTAGAGCCATATTATTACCTCATTAATTAAGTTAATCAGGCATTATGCCTTATGTTGTTGTTGTATTACTATATTTAAAGATACACCAATACAATATAGTGTCTTTAGATATGTCTTTAGATATAGTTATATTAGGGAGAGGGTCTGGGGTCATTATTCCGCCCTATTTTTTCCGATAAAAACAAGACAGACCCGCTAGGTAATTCCCAGCAGGTCTCTTGATAGAGGACTGTCAGACTTGAGAGTCTGTCCCCTTGTTATCATTATTCCGCCCTATTTATTATTTAGGAATCTCGTAGTGAGGTCCGTCAATAAATGGCCGTCTTCCTTGTGACTTTCTCAATGAAACATAGGCTTCGTGAGCTTCTGTTCCAGTGTGTTCATTAAGGTTGTGAGTCCAAGCACCACCCCAACGAAGTGGGACACCTAACTCTTTACAAGCCTTAGCAAATGCATCAGAGATAGTAATGTAGTGGTCCAAGTCCCAGCTTACTTTACCGTCCACATAAGCAACAACATCTACAGCCATTCCGTCTTGATGACGAGAGTGCCGTGTCTGTGTCTTACCTGTGGCCATAAGCTGGTTTTGCTCATGTTGAGTCCGAAGACCACAAGTAATACCGAAGTCCACAGAGCTATAAGTCAGAGCTAGTCGAGCAACCTTAATGAGGTTCTCGTCCACATCTGCCATTTTCATTTCAGAGCGGCCTCCAAACTTCCAGTTGTAGGTCTTTGTTTGTACGGGCTTTGCGGCTTTCTTCTTTTCAGAAGTCTTACCTAAAAACATTTTAGTAAATTTCATCGTGGGGCTTTCCAGGTGTCTACCATCTTCTCGCCTGAACGACCAACAATATAACCACCAACACCAATCTGCAGGAGATTCCACAGTTCGACAGGCAGGTCAATCGCAAGTTCTTTCTCAAAGAAGAGGTTCAGAACGGGGAAGAACAAGTAGTTCATTGCTACAATGGTTACAATGACCATCATCAAGAGGGGTCTCCAAGTGGCGGTTAACCAGCTTTCAGACTTAGCTTCAGCTAAGATTATATTCCCACGAACCTTCTCCAAAGAGTCGGTATGTTCTAGGAGTGCTAGTTTGATTTCAGATTCAATCTTTGACTGTTCTAGTTTATCAGGTACAAGACCTGCAACAATTTTACCAAGCAAGGGCGCAAGGATTGGGATTAGTTGTAGCATACTTCATGCTCCTATATTTGTTAAGAGGCCACCCCCCTTTTTAGGGGATGACCAGTTCTTGTTAAGGTTTAGCGGGCCAAGTGATGTGTCTACTGCGTGTCCCTAGTTTATACGACATAGTTTATCCTTTACTGTGGGGGTACAGGCCAAGTTACCTCATTGGGAAAGGTCTCTTGACTTGTAATGTCTCGTAGTTCTTGCCGATATGTTGCCCATGCAGCCTGATCCACTGGCGCATCGGCAACTTGTGTCCAATCTGATGCTGCTAGGGCTTGATTTCTTTCAATCCTGACTTTCACATCAGCCGACATTTCGAGAACCTCATTGCTTTCGACGTCTGCGGTTCCGACCTCGACGGGCAGGACCACCCCTTCAATCACTGTGAATTTGTCGTCGGGGAAGTGTCCGTCCAAGATGCCATGCTCGTCACTGAGGTTGACAACGTGGCTGTCAGGGCATGTCAAGTTATCCAATATCTGCCCTGTGGCCTTGTCATATATAGTGTAAGCCTTCATCGCTTTAACTCCGTTGTCTCAAGAAACCTTGATGAAATATCAGGTCCGACGTTTCTACCTCCAACAGTTTTAACGTAAACAGATACGGTTCTTGATCCCGCCGATGGATTTATCACCATCGCTACAGTTTGGCTAGTTTTGTAGAAGATAGTATCCAAAGTATAAAAGCTGCCGAAACTGCGAAGTTCGTCGTAGTTACCTCCCGACACGTCAAACTCCCTTTGGGACACGCCATCCAACCTAATGTCTACCCTCGCTCGCGCTAGGTCATCGAAAGACGCATTAAACAAAACAGAAACAGGACCCCCGCTGGCGTCTATATTAAGAGACCTAACTTCACGATAGGTTGAACTGAGAGTAAGAAGTCCAGCGTTAAAGCTGGCAAACCTGTTTGTGATAGCCCCGCCTTTGATTTGAAGCGTATCTACAGCTAGGTTCGCAATAGCGCCATTGGCGGCTGTAATTGAATTAGCTGCCATTGAGTTTGCCGTCACCGACCCTGCCGCCAGCTTGGACGCGATGATGGATCCCGCTGCAATTTTGTCGGCTGTTACTGCACCTACATCTAGAGAATCTGCAGTAACCGTACCGTTGACCAGTAAGTTGCCATCAATGAACTCTGCCTGCTCAATCCAAGACGTGTTAGCGTTATTACGCAGGTATCCTGTAGCGAGGTCAGCAGTGTTGACAACAATGAACCTGTCACCTGCAACAATCGCCAGACCTGTCGCCGTGGAGAAGAAGGCACCTATTGTCGAGTTAGAAAGTCCTGCGGTTGTAGCCGAGGTTCCTGTCTCATAACGCCACCAACCTGCACCACGTGCTCCTGTAGCACCATCTACACCATCATCACCATCATCACCATCATCACCAGCGGGACCAACAAACAATACAAACTCAATACTGGACCGAATCGGTAGTATAGGTAGGTCACTGGTATAGGGGTAGTAGGCTACGTAGGTGTTAGACCCAAGAGTGTAGCTCTGTGTGTTTGTTGCTCCATTGGCAGTGTTTGCGTAGATAACCGCAACCCTACCTAAAGTCAGCAACTGGATTGTAACATTTTCCACTGTGTCTCTTGTAGAAAGAGTACCAACAGGGGAACGAGATCGGATACTGAAGTCATACACGCCAGTGACCAAGCCACCGACATCAAAGACATTTGCCCGTGTTACTCCGAGGTTCTCCCAAGTAGCGCCGTTATCCCCAGAGATCTCTAAAAGATACTCAGTGGCAGCGATATCATTAGCAAACACCCAAGAAAGCTTACCAGAAGAAGTGCCGATTGTTGTTGTTGCACCTGGTGTGTAAGCGAAGGCAGTTGGAGGTTCTACTGTGAAGTCAAACACAGGAGGGTCAATGTAGGCGATGTTGTCAGCTACGTTCCAAGCAAGGTTCTGGAAGTCAAACTTGTAGCATGTAAGCTTGACTGTGAAGTCAGACACGATCTCAATAGACTGTACGCGGAATACCTCGTTGGTAATCGCGACACTTGTGGAAGTGATGTTGACAAAATCACCAGGTTCTAAGTTAAGGCCCTTCTTGGACACAGTTAGCGATAGCGTGAACATTGTCCTGGACATACGAACCGACTGCTCTGCCATAGCGAGGGCGTGGTAAGGGTCTGAGACGCCGTCCACGGTAAAGTCCGCTTGGAAGGGTTGACCATTATCTTCATTAAGGTAGGTGTTATGTGTCGCAGAGAAGGACTCTGGCCAAGTCATAGAGTCTTCTTTGAAGTCCTCATGCTCGTTCAGGAAGCCGACTGTTGCTTGGCTAAGGCGATCCGACGCGGGAGGCCAAGCCATGCTGATACTATCACGAATGATGTCATCATCTGTAAAGAAGTGAGAAGCACCTACAAGGCTGTTCTGTTCTGCCACAGTGGTGGGGTACTCCAGTAGTAGCTTATACTTACCTTCGGAGGACCATGTTAGCTCTGCCATACCCATTGTTGATAGGATACGCTCGATGTTATCGCGGATCTTATCTTCTGTGTCCAGTGCAATGTTGCACTCATACAAAGGGATAGGGCGCGTTGCTGTTAGTGTTGTCTGCACCCAAGCCGTCTTGTTCCAATACCAGTAGTTGCCGCTATCGGTGGTAAGCCACAACTCATTTTCATAGGTGTGTTTCTCAAGGTCTGTTGGTCTAGATGCGTTGTTAGCAACAGTGTTTACTGTCTTCTGTCCGTTGACCTTACCACCTACTGTGCGACTTGTTGCGACGATAGTATCACAGACGTCGGTAGCATGGTAAAAAGATTCTAAGTCAAGCTGCGAAGTAGGTAGGCCGCGACCGAAGTCAGAGTTCGTCAAGTAGTCAAGCAGACACAGGGCAGGGTTGTTTGAGTAAACCTTACCTGTGCTTAGGCTGTAAACACCTGCGGTTTCCTTAACCCAGTTGACCTTACGGCCCTTTACAAGGAACTCCATCTGCGGGATACCGTTGTAGTTGTAGTCGTCTCGGTTGAGTTTAAAGGTGGAAGAAGCGAAGGCTGTCTTCGTGAACTTGTTTGTTGATGCCACGCCGTTAGCGGTAGCAACAGGGTCAGCTGAACCACCGTCGTTGAATGTTCTGATGAAGTGTTTAAACTTCTCTTCAACTGAGTTGTAGTGCTGTCCGTTAACCTTAACCCACTGGACACCCTCGATGCCCTCTTGGCATAGTGCGTACTGTACGTGGAGGTACTCGTTCTTAGAGCCCCCTGCGCTTGTGTTTGTGAAAGTTTCTTGGAAGTCCTTAGAGGAAGCACTCGTGGCAGCGACAAAGTTGTCGGTCACTAGGTGTTTGACCTCGATGCCCCCCAGGGAGTTCTTACCGTAGACAACAGGAATGTGGGCTGCTGTACCCGATACCGTTACGTTAAAGCCTTTTCGCTTGTCGGCTTCACGTTTTTGTTTATTGCTCTGCGCAATCTGAAAGGCAGTGGAGACTACAAAGAGTATCTTGCTTAATAGTGCTGCTTCTATACCCATTAGATCTTACCCCACTTTACTGTTATTTGGTTATTTTTGAAAATCTCATCAAAAGAAGTGTCATCTGAACTTTTCTGGTCCATGCCTGCTTTTGATGTAATGAAGGAGCGAACCATGTCCAAGTCAGACATAGGGGATGTACCCTCAAGTATCGCTAGCTTAGTCTCGAAGTCTGCCTCAATAGAAGGGGCGTCCACGAAGCCACTGTAGGCGCTTATGATGTCTGCGGGGGCTAGTAGGGGCTCACCGTTAACGTCCAGTAGCGCAACCTTCACATCAATAGACTTACCTACAACGTTCAGTCTGAACTCCGCAGCCAGGTTATCGGTAAGGTCCGCTATGACGATCTTGTAGGATTCGCGGTCAACCACTGAGGAAAACTTAGGCGAGTCAAACTCAAACAAACCACCATCAGACAGGTAGGTGTTGCCCTCGTATACTGTGTCCCTATGGTGGGATGACAGGTAGTACGTGGAGCTAAAACCTAGCTTGATTAGAAAGATAAACTTGATGGTACCACTGTCTATTACGGCCTGTGCCGCACTTGAAAAAGTTCTCATTACAGAGCCTCGATCAAGGTTATAGATCCCAAGCTGGAAAGGACGCCATCTGTGAAGGTGATACCTGCAGTGTTATCGATACTGCGGTAGTAGGTAAGGATAGCTGCGCTACCCGTCTTGACCGTGTGTGAGGTTGTTAGGGCTACTTGGAGTTTAGGGAAGATGTTAATAGGTGCGTTTGAACCCAAGTTAAAGTCAGCATCCGCAGTGACCATGTAGAGTTTATCATGGTTGGAGAACTTGATGAAGCTGCCCTTGGGTAAAAGACCAGAGACTGCTACGGTAGTTCCATAGACAACAGAGGTGCCAGCGGTTGCTGCGGAACCCACAGGTACTGAAGTGGTGCTCACAGTTATGCGGGTATCTACCGCAGGTAGCTGTGGCATGACCATCGTGTCAACAACGTCAACATCCAGCACCGAGTTAACCAGAAGATCAACTTGTGTGTCGGCTGTACCAACAACCCCGAAGTTAAGCTCCCAGCGTTGAACGTCCTGTGACGCTCTCTGTAGTTTGAGGGACACAGTCTCTACTTCAAACATAGGTTCGTTAGATGTGATGGATAGTGGTGCCAAGATTTGCGCACCGTTAAAATAGTATACCGACATTATAAATTCCTAAGTGGTCTTGCGATTAAAGTTATGTGGCGCTCTAAAAAGAAAGCTTGTTTATAAGCTTCAGTGCCGCTATTTTTTTCATTTGTTGAGACCCAATGAGTACCATCGTGTACCATTGCGCCTAAGTGGAAGGCTAAATCGCCTAGTTTTGGTCGTTTATTTCTGACCACTTCATATCCGCAATATTCGGCGTATTGTTCTAGGTTGTATCCTGCTACAAGTAGGTTTCTAAACCAGCCCTTAACAGAATCGAAAGGTTCCTTAACTATGTCTCTAGCTTTTGTCTTGCCTCGGAGTTCTTTATCGTACTCAGCAAGCAAAGCGAAACAGTCGTTAACACCTCTAGTGTAATTCTCGCAACTTTCTGTAAGAGCATCTATGGTACAGCAAGCCCGTTGCAAGGCTCCTGACATCTCTTCTTCTGTGTAATACTTCATACTGACTCCCTCAGAGTGATACAGAGGGTAACAACAGTGTAGTCTAAGGGGCTACCCCCATCTAACATACTTGTCGTCACCCTCTGGTGCTCTTTGTTATACTTCTTCTGTAATAAACATCCTTACCAAGTCGGCAACAATGTCTGAGCGTACAATATCATCTACACCAAACTCAATAACAGGAACGTTAAGGTTATGTTTGTCGCAGAGATAAGCAAACTTCATTAGGTCTCGTCCGTTCTTTACATCGGACTGTGCAGGATCCCCCATTAAGACTAGCTTAGAGTTCTCACCAATACGTGTACTGATAGCCTTTAGCTCGTCCATAGACAGGTTTTGAGCCTCATCAACAAGTACCAAGGCGTCCTCGTAGGAACGGCCACGGATTGTTTCAATAGGTTGGATCTCAATCTGCTCTTTGTTTAGCAAGTACTCGAACTTACCACTGCCAAACGCCTTCTTGAGGACGTCTAGCATAGGCATTAACCAAGGGGTCATCTTGTCATTTACACTGCCGGGGAAGTGGCCAAGGGACTTTCCTGTGGGAACGTTAGCACGAGTTAGTACAATCTTCTTGTAACCGCCTTTTAGAAACAACTGGGCGACCGTGCCAACAGAACAATATGTTTTACCAGTACCTGCACAACCGATAGCGATGACGATTGGGGCTGTTTTGACCGAGTGAATGAGATAGTCTTGCTTTTCATTCTTAGGTAGAACGTTAAAGTTAGCAACCTTGTGGTCTTGGTACATATTTCTTGTTTGTTGTTCACGCTCGTAAGCGGGTTTCTGGCGAGAGTTACGAAGTTTTTGCTTAGCCATAGGTTTGGTTTTCCTTAGAAAATGTTACTAATGATTGTACGGGCTTTGTGGACGCCCCAATTAAGGGACGCCTAGTTATTATACGGTAGCTCCTAGTACAACCAAAGTACCAGCTTCCACCTGCCGCATGATCTCTGCGTAGTGGCGGTTGGATGGGTCCAAGGGGACAGACATGAGTTGTCCGTCGATTGTGGCTTGGATTGACGAAGGGTTGCCAGACATGGGGTCTGTCGTTTGGTTGGCTGCTGTTATGTTCATTTGGCTTTCCATGTTATAACTCCGCATCGAATTTTAAGCCTAGTGACCCAGCATACGTTAGAGTTACACCCTGACCACCAGTAAGACCCGCCGCAGTAGCGTTAAGGAATGCTGCGTCTGTAAAAGTAGCTGCTGAGATAGCGGATATTGGTTGATTTGAACCTGTTTTACTCACATAAGGAGTACCCGTATAACTGAATGTTGGGGCTACTCTCATAGTTGCCGAAAACACTTTAATGTAATATGCTGCGGTTGTGCTTTCACAGTACCCGACTGCTGCAGCACTCATTTTATTGTATTCCTGATAATACCGCTGACACCTCGCCAGTTCATCCCCGTAACTCCTGTGTTCGAAGGGGGTGGATTGGTCGCCTAGTTCTAGCTGGACGCCTGTGATCTGGAAGTAGTTATTTACCGAGGCTGACACATCAACTTGGCTTGGAGCCTCGTTGCTACCAACGTAATCCTGCCAGACTGCGCTAGGAGAACCTGTGGTAAACGCACTACCAGCGGCAAACCACCAACCTATGCTAATACCGTAAGCAGCTAAATTAGGTACAGCCCTGACCTCATCGCCTGCAAACGTGATCGTCTTGTACTCCCAAGCGCCAGACACGGCAATGGTGTACTGCTTAGATATTAAGCGATCTGTGCCCTCAGGGTTATAGAGTCTACACGCATATGTGCCAACAACATTGGATTTAACCCAGAAGCCGACTGTAACATCCGCAGCATTTGAAGTACCATAACCCAGTTGTTGCAGGTCAATTCCCCCAATAATCTGCTGGTGTTGTCCAACCATGCCCGTTGGTGCGGTGCTGGCTGTAGTACATAAATACTTCATTGATGTAGCAAACCCCACTGGGGCATCTGTTTCTTTCGAAATAGTCCAAGTGCCTGCTGTGCTAAGATTACTGAACCAACGGTCTAGTGATCGGTAAGCTCCTGTAGTAATCCCAGATACGCTGGCTGACCTCTGAGCTACCTGCATTCCACCGTTCACAATAACATTACGGTTGCTCAATGCACCGTCTGAATACGCATTGCCTAGATCGGCTAGGCCTCTTGCTTTGCTCATGGTGTTACCTCTGTAGGCTTCGGGTGTGCATCTTTCACCGCTTTGATTGTATCCTGCCAACCTGAGATACCGTTATGGTAAAGATCGTCAAGTTGGTCTTGGATGGATGGGTAGATGGTAGACCGTTGTTGCTTGTATGCGTTAGCTGCACGGTCTGCTTTGTTAGCTACGTTAGCCACGTCGATATCGGTAAGGAAACCGTCGGTCATTTCGTCTGGCGTGATTCCATACTTCTCAAGCAGTTTCTCTGTTTTGAATGCGATGAAGTCCGACAAGTTGAACTCTGGATCAACCGACCTCTCGAGCACAAAAATGTCCACGTCGTCAATGCTGTCGTTTAGTATAAGCCGTTCTGTTTGTGATAGTGCCATTGTGTGTGTTCTCCTTATATCAGAAATTGAGATGAGCCGACGCCTGTGCCTTCGGTGCTTCTAGCATAGTTACTTTGAATTTCCACAGTGATTACCCATGCGTTAGCTGTGGAGGATGTTGAACGGGCTGTCAGTGTTCTGCTATTAGTCCCATAACCACTGCCAGCTTTCCAACCTAAGACCAAATTGCCACTGACGTTTGTGAGTGTAGTACCTTGTCCAGCATAGTCATTTGATACGGACAGAAATGCTGTCTGAGACCCACGGAATACCCCTGTTGATGTGTCACACGCCGAAACTGTGATTTTGTAGGTTGCTCGGTTTGCACAAAGAAGGATGTCTTGAGTTGAGGTAGTAAGGGTAATGTACTTGGACTTCACAACTTGCATTCCGTTTAGGTTAAGACCACCTGTTGTTACAACATCGCCAGCAACGGCTCCATTGAAGGAGGGGTCAGATGAACCAGCTATAACACCACCTAAACTGTTGATACGCATTCGTTCTGCGTTGTTGGTCGTGATTGCCATGTAAGGCGCAGACCCACCACTGCTTACAATTCTATTGTAACCGTACCCAGAGCGAGGCTGAAATACGATTTGTGAAAGGGCAGTGTTGCTTCCGCCAGTCTGCTGGATGAAGGCTGTTGCACCAACAGAAAGCTGACCGTCTGTGGCAGAGCCGTTATATGAAGTGACTTCGCTTTTCTCAATGTGAAGCTGGCTGTCTACTGTGGTAGCGCCAATCCCGACATTCTCACTAGCATCAATTGTAATCGCCGTGGACGTTGCGTTGTCGTCGATGCCCACTGAGGTAAACGCCCCAGTAGCAGTCAGCACGTCAACTGTAGTAGTCCCAGTGAACGTCTGGTTAGCCACCTCAAACGGTGTGTAGCTAATGATCTCTACTACATCAGAAGCAGCAGCACCAGTGGTGAGTACTACATCAGAGGAGTTAGTAGCTGTGTAGTCCACGGTGTCTAGCAAGTGAATGCCGTTGAGGTACACGTCTACGAACTGAGGCGTGTACCCTACTGTAGCGAAGGTGGTCTGTGAAGCTGTAGCTGTGAAGGACTCACGGTGCTGTGTAGCTTGTGGGACTGGCTGTGTGCCGATGTATCCACTCATGGTGTTACCTCCAGTGCAGCTACACGAACCTTCAGTGCAGCGATTTCAGTTAGTGCCTCTTGCAAGGCTGCGGTCAGGATTGGTGTGAGCTTAGAGTAGTCAACGGACTGCATGTCAGGGACACTACGGGTTCCCATGACTGCTTCTTCTGTCTCAGTGGCAGGGGTTACCTCGTACTCTTCGTCCATCATGGCATCTTTAGTGCCAGTCACTGCACGGGGGTGAACCTCTTGTAGCTCATGAGCAAGGAAGCCATCGTACCATAGGCCATCTACGATAGCTGTGTAGGTGCAGGGCTTCATAGCCATGACGATGTCAGCAGCGCCTTGGATAGCAGTTACGTTCTCTTTTAGTCGGTAGTCAGAGGAATGGTTGTAGGATGTTGCTGAACCTGTGACTGAGATGTTACCGACCTCAACACCGTTATATCTAAAACGAGCGATATTGCCTGTGGTTGCTTGGCGGTTCAAGTGCAGGGCTTCACCCCCAGAACGTGAGCAGAAAACTGTATTGAGTGAGCTTAAACTTATACCCTGTGATCCAGTCCCCGTAACCCCGCCTAATGTGTTAGCAGTACCCACAAGCACATTGCCCGATGAGTCGATACGCATGGCCTCTGCACCGTCAGTGCCATTTGCGTTGGGTGCAAATATTAACGAATTGCCGTTGCCGCTATCATCCTCAACGGCACCCATATACGCCCTGCGGTTGCTTGCGGCGGTATGTGCAAAGATGATTTTAGACGTGTTGGACACTTGGTTGTCCAGAAGAATATTACCTCCAAGGATGTGCAACTTTTCATCTGGTGAAGCTGCCCCAATCCCGACATTGCCCGATGCGTCAATGCGCATACGCTCGTTGCCGCCACCTGTTGCAATAACTAATGCTTGGTTGTTGTGTCCATACTGTATATAACCATCAGCCTTCGCTGCGGCGGTACCTGTACCATTAGCGAAAAACAAAGAGCCTGCATTGGCTGTACCGCTGTATACGGTTACGCCATTGTTGCCCGATCCACCACCTACAACTAAGTTGTCTCCAGCAGCATCAAAATCACTAGGCGAATCTGTACCAATCCCGACATTCTCACTAGCATCAATCGTGATAGCTGTAGAGGTTGCGTTGTCGTCGATGCCGAGGGACGTGAAGGCTCCACTGACTGTGGTATCACCTGCGACTGTCATGTCACCCGTTACATCGGCTGCTGTTGTGCTAAGGAGTACGGCCCTAGTGCCGATATAACCAGCCATTAGGTTTGCTCCAGTACACTCAGGATCACATCAGCAGAGGTGGCCGCATCACTCGTTACAACAACAGTGTTAGTTGTCTCTAGAATGATCTTGCCATCAAGCACTGATACTGCTGAGTTAGCTGGGATAGGTACACCCTTCACTAAGTAAACACCAGCAACCTGGACATCTACAGCAATCTGAGAAGCAGTGACGTTGGAGATATTAAGTCCAATGACAACTGCTGTAGTCGAAGCACCTACCGTATACGTAGTGACAGGCGAGGTGCCAACACTAGCGGAGGTGTAGTTAAGAAAGGTATTAGCCATTTGTTAGTTCCTTGTTTGATTACCCTAGGGCGATTGCCAAAGCAAGGGCTGTACCCGCTTGGTCTACGTCTAACGTTGTTCTTGAGGTTGCTGCGTCAGCATCGTCTACTAGGGACGCACCGAACGTGGAGATGGTTGTCGAGGCAGGGAGGACTAGCGTTTTGATATCTGCATCGACCTCTGAATCCATCAAGGCTCCAGCTGCGGTTACATTAGTGACATCAGTCACATCGGCTAGCGCTTCGATAGCGTTCAGCTTAGTATGATCAGCGTCGGTAAAGACGTTACTGTCAGTCGCCGCTTCTACAGCTGTACGAATCTCTGCGTCTGTTTGGTCTGCTGTAGCACTAGCCTCGATAGCGTCTAACTTAGCACCGTCAGTAGCTATATCACGTCCATCTACCGTACTGTTTGTGGTGACAGCCCCTGTAAGAGCTCCACCTGACTGTGGTAGTGCATCGGTGGCTAGCGTTCCCTGTGCTGCGGTAGCGTACGCAGACGAAGCTGTAGTAGATGCTGTACCTAGTCCGAGGTTTGTACGGGCGACTGCAGCATCAAGAACATCAGACAAGTTGTTTGTTGTCAGTAAGGTTCCAGACAAGGAGGCGTAAGCAGCCAACCAAGCGGAACCGTCATAGACCTTCATAGTGTTGTCTGTGCTGTTGAAGTACAACGAACCGGACACGAGGGCGTTACCATCGTTGTCTAGTGCGGGTGCTGAAGCCTTCTGCCCTAGGTAGCGATCATCGAAGCTATCCAGTGCAGCAAGGGTGGCGTCACGAGCAGCCTCTGCGGCGCTTTGAGCGTTCCCTGCGGACGTGACGTGTCCAGCAGCCGTAGTAACATCAGCAGCAGTGTCGATTGTATCCTGGTTAGTAGCTACCAGATCAGCCGCGACAGCAGCCCGATCGAGCCCTGTTTGTACTTTGTCGGCCTCTGTCAATATGACATCAGCGTTAGTTAAGGCAACATCAGCAGCGGTAGCTACGGTGTCAGCTGCAGTCAGAACCAAGTCGGCTGCAACAGCAATACGATCCAAACCGGTCTGTACCTTGTCAGCCTCTGCAAGTACAACATCAGCATTGGTTAGAACAACGTCTGCAGCAGTATCAATTGTGTCTTGGTTAGTTGCCACGAGATCAGCGGCTGTGTCAATCGTATCTTGGTTAGTAGCTACCAGATCAGCTGCGACAGCAATACGGTCTAGTCCTGTTTGCACCTTATCGGCTTCCGCAAGAACAACATCAGCATTGGTTAGAGCAACATCAGCATTGGTTAGAACAACGTCTGCGTTAGTAATAACGACATCAGCGGCGGTAGCAACAGTGTCGGCTGTAGTTAGAATAAGGTCCGCAGCTACAGAGGCCTTATCAGCGGCAACTAGGGCCTTATCAGCAGCAACTGTTTGTTGATCTGCATCTGTTAGCGCCAAGTCAGCTGCAACAGCAATACGGTCTAACCCTGTTTGTGTACGATCAGCAGAGGTGAGTAGGGCTGCATAAGTCCAAGCACTACCTGTGTAGATACCCATAGCACCTGATGTCGTGTTATAGAACATAGCACCGGAAGCAACAGCATCACCATTACCGTCCAAGGTTGGTTCTGTGGCTTGTGAACCCAGGTAAGCAGCATTGAAGGAAGGAATACCATCAATAGCTGTACTAGGTCCAAGGTTTATAGTCTGAACAAGTGCACCTGTTGAATCCGAGATATCGAACTTAAGGTTGTTACTTGCATCGAAGTATACGTTTGACACAGAGTGTCCCTGAGAACCCTGCCCACCAGTGCGGGAGAGGCTAAGTGCGTAGGAGTTGTCCCCTGCGATTGTTATAGAGTAAGACATTAAGAAGCCTCCGTTGGGCTGTAACGAACCTGAACAAGACCGCGAAGGGGCTTCCAGATTTGTTGGTTGATACCTAGACCGGTGTCTGCCACTTCTAGCTCAATGTAGCCATAGATAGGCTGATCCGGCTCTGGGGTTGTTGCCCAAGCACTGATCAGACCCTCTGGGATGACGATCTCGATAGCATTGTCCGTAGTTGTTGTGTCAATAATAGTAAGGGTCTGAACATTTCCACCCGCTAAGGGGTCTGTAGGAATAGTCCCAGAACCTTGGCTGTTTTCCGCCTCAACAACCTTGGCTGTTAGGGTGTAGCCAACTAAGCTCGTTAGCCAGCTGAGAGTAATACCGAGGCGCGTTTGTTCGCCCTGAATAACAGAGATTAGGATTGACCCATCATCTGTAATGACGTCCTTAGACGTCGCTGTGATTTTTGAACGTGCCATTTATAGTACTCCTTGCCGAACCTCAGTTGGGCAGTAAAAGGGTTATAGGTGTAGTCACACCCCCCGTTTAAGGGGGATGCTTTGTTTATACTTAGTTGCGACGACGAGTTGTACCGTTCAGATTTTTAGCGCGAGCCCGGCGAAGACGTGCTGCACGTTCTGCCGCTGCGTTAGACGCGATACGAGATGCACCTGCCTGTGCTCCAGCAGCCCTTGTGCGCTTAAGAGTAACAGCATTAGCTGCACCTGCTGAACGAGCGTTAGCTTCAGTGTTGCGGTTCTGAGTCGCAATAGACTGCTGAGAGACGTTACGATTACGAGGCGCGTTAGAATTCGCACCCGCTGAACGAGCGTTAGCTGTAGAGTTCTTAGCCTTGGTAGCTTGGTTCTGCTGACGTCGGTTAGTAGTACGTTTGACAACAGCACTAGCAGAACTACGAGCGGAAGCAACAGCACCACGAGCGGTGGAAGCAGCTGCTGTTGCCCGTTTACGGACAACGTTAGACCTTTTAGAAACCTGAGTACGTGCTTTATTAGTAAGGCTCATACCCTTACGACCTGAGTTAGCACTGCTACGAGCGGCACTAGCGCGCTTTGCCACAGCGGCTTTCTTAGCCTCTTGGCGCTTCTTCAGAGCAGAGGTCTTAGAACCTGTTACTTTGTTGCGTACTTTGTTTACGAGAATGCTGCCTTTAGACTTAGCACGTTTAGCAGCAGAGGCAGCCTGAGCAAGTTTCAAAGCAGCTTTTTGACGGTATGTCATTTGTTTAGCCATTGTAGTAGTCCTTATTGGGTTCTTAGAACCACGCTATTTTAGACGACGAGCAGTACGTCGAGACTGTGTGTTGGCGAGACGTCGAGCCTTACGGGCATAGTGTCCAAGCTTAAGCCTGCGAGCTTTGTTGACAATGTTCCCACGCTTCAAGAAAGAACCTTGGAGGTTCCGCTCGGTGCTCTGTGCAACATCATCATACTTAGCTACTTTCTTCATAAGTGAAGCGCGGCTCTCAACCTTCTTTGCTTTTCGTTTAGTAACTTTAGTAGCTGCGCGGGAGATGCGCTTACTAGCCGAGGCAGACTTCTTAGCAACCATTTTAGCAGGTTTAGCAGCAGCCTTCGTTACCTTCTTAGCAACCTTACCAGCAGGCTTAGTAACCGCTTTGCTGATAGTCTTTTTCAGAGCCCCTTTGAGGCCCTTGCCTTTGCGTTTCATAGCAGAAACCTTAACAGCCTTAGCCAGAGCAGCCTTTTGTTTAGCTGTCATGGGCTTTACCATGCGCTTCTTGCCAGCACGTTTAACTAGCTTAGCTACGCCTCTGAAAATAGCCATTAGTTTATTCCCTCTTTGTTACAAGAGACTACGAACTCATACTCTAGGTTTAAGGAGTCCAAGTAGTCAGTTATTGTTTGTTGTTTTTGATTACAAGCCTCTTCAGACTCATTAACTATAGGGTGCCAACCATCTACAATAGTGGGCTCACCATTAATAATGAACAGGATAACAAGATACCACACTAGAAGCCGAAGCCTTTAGTTGTTACTTTAGTACCGCCTCGCACAGGGAACAAATACTCCACAGCATAACGTAGACCATCAGTCCAGTGCTCAACACCCTCTTTCTTACAGATGGTGGCTGTGTCAGGGTTACTCTCTACCCATGCGGTACGTTCTATCGACTTAATAGTATTCGAACAACGTGGATGGATATACATGTCGATATCCCCATTAGCATTCTTGAATTTCTTGTTAACAGCAGCAACACTATCAATGATAGGTGGTGCCTTGTTGTGAGCCCTTGTAGCTATCTTGTTAGCTTGTAGTATTGTAAAATCTGTCTGTCCAACAGCCGCAGAGGACTTCCTAGCACGACCACTAGGGTCAGGGTAGGAGATAAGCCTATGTCCAGCATACTTAGTAGCGAGTGCTCTAGCCAGGGTCTCTGTGTCTGGGTGTCCTTGGAACTCATCAAGGATGTGGATTTGGTTGCCTCTTAATGCAAAAGCACAAGAAGCCATTATCGTTTATGTTCAGTAAAGTTCGTTAGGCTTTACCCGAAGTGAGTTATGTTGTTTTTATTATTTTGAATTGGCCTGTTAAGGGGCATAACTCACTTCTGCTCATAGTTTCCTATGAGACCAGACTATATCTTACACAACTCTTATGCTGTGTCCTCGCGCTTCCACCCACTTGGGTGTACTTCCTAGTAGCATAGCTACCGTAACGGAATAGTCGTTGCACGTTCAACCTAGGGTAATAACTAGGAAGCTTCGCTCAGGGTTGCCTTGCACCTTAGAGGTGTTTAGGGTTTCTCTGAATTCACGAGATTTAGAGTCGGCTAATATAAAATCACCGACGTTGAAGTCAATAGCAATGTGGACATCTTCACCTGTCTCAAAGTAAGGTAGGTTCTTGTCGATATGCTCACTACGATTAAACGTATAGAACACAGTGTTACCAGAGTCCTCAAAGGAGGCAGAGTATTCTCTGGCAAATTTCAAAGGGTCTAGTGTTAGCTTAACCCGCTCAATCTCGTCATCATCTAGATACGGAGAGTCGTGATAGGTATAGGTATAGCTCTTCCACTGTGCATCAGCGTCTTGTCTGTTGTACATCTCGTAGAAGTAGTTATAGCCCATTGGGGTACTAATGATTAGTGCCTTACCTGGCTTAGCGCCATGCTTGGCAGCGTTCTTCTTAGACCAACGGGTTGATATGCAGGGTTGAATGACTGACTCCCAACTCTCTTTCAAGTTAGAACCAGCACCCTTCCAAGAGCATACCTCATCGGCTACTACGAAATACTGACCACTACCCCGCATACGCTCACTAGCTTCATACGACCAAATCTTTAGTTGTACGTTCTTAGGGAACCAGAAGGTACCAGCTACACGACTAGACTTAATAGCATGTTCTTCCATGCCTAGCTGATAAGCCAGTAAAGGGAAATAGATATCAATCGCTTGCTGATAAGTCGGGGCTATGATAGCTACATTCTTGTTAGGCACATCAGAGTCTAGCTCCATCAGTTCTTGTACTGCTATTACTGCTGCGCAAGCAGCGAGGTAGGACTTACCGAAACCTCGGCTCGCGTTAACCACAGCATAGCGCGTATCGTCTTCTATAAACAGGTCAGAGATAATCTGCGACTGTCCTTCGTGGAGGATTACTTCACTCATTTTATACCTTCCAACCATTCTCTATCGCAGTCTCTACTCTGTGGCAATTAGCACAAAGGATGCGGCACTTGGTTAACTCTTGTTTAATACGTTTAATAGACCAGTTCTGATTATAGGCAGAGCGGCCTTGGGTGGTTGTCTTGGTGCCTCTCTCTATGTGAGCCATATCGAGGGCTGTGTGTGATTTGTTATAACCACACGTCGCACAACCACATTCTATTTTATAATTAGCAACAAACTCTCTTGCTGCTGTCTTACGGATGTTGGCTTGTTCTCTATCACAAACTGTACAAGTATAAGCAGGTCTCTTACGACCCATATACCGCCAGTTATCTTGAGTGAGCTCAACATCGCAATGATTACAATTCTTCATCTCATTCCTTGAGGTTAATAGCCAAGCTTTTTCTTGGGCTTCTTGGCGGGTTTCTTTGTTGCCTTCTTCTTCTTCATAGCAGAGTCTTTCATCAGCTTTCCGTTAGGCATGTAGTGTGAGCCCTTTGGGGCTGGTTTACGTTTAATAGCCATGTTACCATTTCACCTTGTTAGCCCAGTAAGCCGCAGACATCTTGCCTTTAGCAATATTGGGGGCATGTCTAGCTTTAAAGTTCTTGTTACGTTTACTACCATCAGCAGAACCAACAGCACCTTGTTTACCAAAACGGATAGTCTTGATAGTTGAGCCCACTTTAGCAACAACAACATGGCTCTTAGTCTTATGACCAGGAGTTGACTTAGGCTTGTTATAGCCACTAACACCAGCACGTTTAAGCCGTGGGTCAGGTTTAACTGCCATCTTTAGCATCCTTCTTTTTTGTAGGAAGAGTTAGCTTAATAGCCATAGGGGTGGTTGTAGTGATTTCTTGTTCCATCTTCTCAGGAACCTTCTTATAGGAATACTGCATAAGGTTGTTAATGAGAGTGCCTTGAGTAGCTAACAACTGTGCATAAGCACCACTGCCAACACGGACATCACCGTTATTAAGCTTCTCAGTAATCTCGAAGTATAGACGAGTCATTTCTTCAATAGGATCGAAACCAAGTTCTTCAAGCTTCTTCACAGATGCCATAGAATTAATGTTCTTAGCGCCTTTAGGACGACCACTACCCGGCCTCCGACCACCTTGTAGATTTTTACCACGATTACTCATTCGGACCTCCTTTCAGGTTCTAGAGTTTGATATCAGACAGTACACTTTAAATTACAAAAAGATACCAAAGAGTTATAAATAAGTTAAAAAGCTTCGTGTATAAGCCCTTAAAGTTATTTAAGAAAAAACAGCGAAGAGGTTAGTCCTCGCTGTCTTCTTTTTGTACACGTCGTAGAATAGCGTTCTCAGCCATTAACACCTCAATCTGTCGCTGTAAAGAGCTTACAGTGTCATCATAAGATTTCTTGTTGAGAGCCATTGAACGGAAAAGTCCCATGAGTCCTGCCGCCACTACTACAAGGAAGATTCCAAGAGAGGGCGGTAGGTATTTCATAAGGATAGAAGCTTCAGCTATCATTGGATTAGTCCTCTGTACCTAGCAAGAAGCCATAGACATAAAAGCTACATAAGCAGTAAGGTAAAGAAATAGCAGTTATTAGATTCCACCCACCAAGTTCTTGGAAAGCAGAAATAGAGATAGTCACCCAAGCAGTAGTAGCCATGAGGTTAAAGACTCTTCGTTGTATTATTCCACTGTAATAGATTTGGCAAAAACCAAGAGTGAAAGCCATCCAAGCCCAGAAGAAGTTATTAACAGCCAAGGTTTCAGCGTGGAAGCCATAACCACCACCCATAAGTATAGTGAGAGAGATAAACCAGAACCCCATACCAGAGGCTTGTTCAAGACCCCTACCATAGAAAGTAATAGCATC